GGCTAATAGTTTATCACAATAATTGGATTAATAGAGTGTTGCTATTGTGCGGCTATGATAGCGCCGTATACCCAACAGATATGCTAATAATCTGGTGCGTTGCGTCATAACGAACTGGCGATCGTGATGCATCTTTAATTTTTATAGATTGCCCATCATTAGTCAGCACGACACCGCGGGCGAACGCTGTTTGAATGAGTGCGCATGTTTCGAGCCCTGCCCACTTTCCGCTATTCTTGGGGGTGAACACATCGACTTGATAAATACCGTCTTTGCGTTGAACTCCACCATTGGTAACGGTTTGGCCAAACGTATCGCCGGATAGATCGTATTCTTTGCAGTAGGAAACTGTAGGGCTAGGCGTGTAAGCAGTGCCACCGTCAACAACCAGGTGCGGCAAACCAACAACGGTTTTTAGTTGCGTCAATAATGCTTGTGAAACCGCTCTTTCGTTAATCATCGCGCAACCTTTCTAATTTCATCCGCCAAAATATTTTCCCATGCCGCAACCGATATGCGAACCATGCCGCTGGGGGCCTGCATTGAGTCGCCGTACTCCAAGCCTTTCGCGTATGGCAATGAATTCGTGAAATAAAAATACTCGCGAAATGTTAGCCCCTGCGCTGACATTCTCAATCGGTTAATAGATGACTGCCCGCTTGGATCAACGCTCATACTTACAGTGGTGTCGGCAGTACCATAAGACGCTAGCCAGTTGGATTTAAATCGCCCAGTATCCACAGGAGACTTAACAACAACAGACGTACCAATACGAACCAATGAAGCCTTAACAACGGTTTCCATTTTCTGGCTGGTTAGGTTGGCGAATCTGCGCAGGTCGCTGGCGAAACTCATACGCGCAACTGCAACTTGTGATAAACCTTAACCCCACCCACCGACTTAAGCGAATCAACCGCAACAACGCGCAGCAACTCGCTATTAATCTGCGTAAGCATCCCAACAATCGGCTCACCAGTGGTATCGAAAAATACAAAAGAGTCGCTAGCCAGCACATTAGACCCGTCAATTTGATCTTTTTTATATCGAAGCTTGGGGGTGATGATTCCTGTTAGCGTTACCTGTGCAATAGGCGTCATCGGCAAGCCCGTGTCTGGATCGTTGCCAGAAATTGCAGGCGCGTAAACAGTTCCAGCCTCGCCAAACTCTGCAATTATTTCGCTCGCGTCAATGGCGGCTTGTTCGTAGTCGAAAGCCATTTACATCACCCGCACAGCGCGGCCAAAGCCTGCTGATAACTTTAAATATGGGCGCAATAGGTTTTCAAGATCGGCAGGCAACACGCGGCTATAAGTCTGCGCACTGCCTTCTGCGTAGGTTTTCTCGGTTTCGAGCACGTCCAGCTTTTTGCGCTCGCTGATAACTTCGCCAGTGGTCGATAGAGTGGCTGTATTGACCAACAAGGCATTGTTAAGATGCAACCAAGCTCCATAAGCAGCGGCCTGTTTAATTTTAAGCGGTAGACCTATATCGTTATCGCGGGGGAATTCTAAAGCCTGCGTTTCTATAAGCTTCTCGCCTGCAAATTCATGCTGCCAGTCTATCCAGCGAATTGACGATGTAGTCAAAGCGGGTTCGGCCTGTTCTTCTGTGTATGTACCAGCAAGCCCAAACTGCGCACAGAAGGCGACAAAATAATCATAATCTGCGTAGGTGTTTGCATTGGCTAAGCCTGTGCCATCTTCCGGTATTAACGCCATAACAAACCCCTATGAAATTTTTTAGTATTTTAGCACAGAATTAGCAGATACAAAAAAGCCCCTATTCGGGGGCTTCTTCTTTTTGCTTGTCGAGCTTTGGTTTTTTGGGCTTGTCGTCTTCCGCTTCAACATCCATCGCGCCATTAAGAGCCGCAATTTCCGCTTCGTCTTCCGTTTCGTATGTGTCAGAGTTAAAAACAATCTCCTTGTTTTTACCCATTACCCGCTTGCCAATATAACTTTTGAAAATCATAAAATCCTCCAAAGATAGCCCCACTTAAGGGGCGTCTAGTTAGCCGATATTGTACAGGCGCGCCATGTGGGTCTTGGACTGGCGAATCTCCATACCAAAGTCACCGATGATGCGAGTGCGCTGGCCGTCTTGACCGGGTGCGGTTGCATCAACAGTACGCCATGCGCCTGAATCTGCAGCGTTACCGGCAGCCATTGGGATGATACTGATCATGCCAGAGTCGAACATAATCGCTTCACCGTCTGACAGGTTAGTGTCAATCACGATGCGGTTAACATTACCAACCAGCGGCAAATCAGAAGGCAATGTAAGAATTGAACCTTCATCAGCAGACCAGTCAGACAAGCGAACACTGTCATACTGAGCAGAAACCAATTGGCTGATCTTGCGCGCTTGCTTGATAGGCAATGCCAAGGTGTTAGCCATACCGCCACGCGCTACTATTTCAGCGTTCAAGGTGTTCAACGCATCAAGCGACAAAGCCGCTGCTGAGTTGTCGGTTTTAATTGCGCCTGATTGATCTAAGTAGTAACGCAGACCCCCTGTGTAAGTTACCGCATTGCCGCCAATAGTAGCAGATGCTTTACGGCCACGAACCAAAGCGCGGTTCATTTGGATAGTCAACTGGCGAATACGCTCAGACAACTGGAAAGTCAAATCGTTAGTTCCAGAGAATTGCAAAGTGGCCAGCGCACGGCGAGAGAACTCAACAGCGGTATCCATAGTTTGAAAGAAGTTTTCAATTGGATCAGGCTGGAAAATGCCATCATTCTGCACGTTTGAGTTTTCTTCGCGACCAACTGAGTCGATAGTCAACACTTGGCCACTTGTTAACGCAACTGCTGTGGTGCCACCGAAGCCACGAGTAACAGTAAGATCGTTTGAAGATACTGCAGTAACAAGAATAATTTCGTCTGAGCCAGTAGGGCTCAAAGTCATACCGGCGCGGAACTTTGTGCCATCCTCAACAGGCACAGTAGTGCCGCCAACCAATACAGAGTTGGTAGTGGTTGAGCTGGTAGCATCCACGCGCATATCGAGCCAAGAAAGCTTTGAGCCTTCAAAAGCCAAGCGTGGAGCGCCAATAGAAACAGTTTGCAAAATACCAGTGCGATTGCTGCGCGCAATCTCAAAGGCTTCGTTGATTACCTTGTCATTCAATAAAGAATTTAAAAGGCCGGAGGTAGTAGCTGCAGTCATAATAGACCCCTAAAGTTAATTGTGTTGGAGTGAAGCTTGTAAAAATCCTGTCAAGTCGCCTTTTTTCTTGGCGTCTTGCGCTTTTGCGTTAACTGTAGAGGCACCGCCTGCACCAGTGTTACCGTTCGCCAAGCCGCCACCGGTAGTGGTTAGCTCAGCTTTTACCAGCCGATTGACGCGAGGCGAGCTTAAAAACTCTTTCTCGAATCCGGCACGATCAATAGACAAGGCACCGCCTTTGTCGTCTAAAAATATCTCTTTGCCCGTTTCTGGGTCGATTTTGATGCGCTTTTCAAGTATTTCAAAAAGCGTATCAGCGGAGTCTTTATCGACTGCGCTTGTGACTGCAATCTCGCGGGCAATGGCAAGTTTACGCTCGTTCGCCCGCTCGGTTTTAAATTCTGTAGTAACCTCACCGCGTACACGTTCGGCGGTGCGCTTCTCAAGGTCAGCCATTTGCTCTTGATAGCGTTTTTCTATTTCGGTTACATCGCCTTTGCTTCTCGCTTCTTCAAGCGCCTTAGCTTTTGCGGCCTCAATCTTGGCGGCAGTTTGTGACTCCTGCTCGCTCATTTGTGTTTCGTATTCAGTCGCTTTGGTCTTGTACTGATCGCGCTCAGCCTTTGCATTCTTTAGCGAATTGGCAAGGGCAATCGTATCTTTATGCTGAAAGCCCTTTTTGCCATTAAACTCACTTTCGACAAAATCCGCTCGCATGGTTTCCGGTAATGATTCCAAATTTTCGACAAACATAGGCACCGCCTTTTTTGATAGTTAAACCCTATCACCGATAGGATTTTCATTGATTTTAATACTTTATTCAGAAATAGGCAAAGATGGCCCTGAATTTTCAGCATCCGCAATCATTTTGTCCGCATCTTCGGGAGCTGCGCCACCAAGTACCAGCATTTGAATTGCCTGCTCTTTGGTGTAAAGCCCCGCCATAAAGGTTTCAATAATGACGCGCTGCTCGTCCGGTGTAATCTTCTGCGCGGCGAAATCACGCGGCAAATCTATAGTTATTTGGTCGAGGTTTTCCTCAATGGCATCTTGTGACCAAAGCCCCTCGAACATTCCGCAATAGAGACAAATACGGCTATATGCAGCCTCAATAGACTGCGCCAAGGTGTCAAGCATGGCGTTTTGCTCAGCAGCATCTATGCCTGCCTCTGTAGCGGTTTTCTGTGTCTCGGTTTGATCTTTGAACGATCCGCCGAGAGCGCGCACCTTGCTTGCGTGGTTTTCAAAATACCACTGATAGCCCTCGAAACCTGTATTTCCGCCCACGATGTCAGTCGTAACACCTTCGGGCAAATTGTTTACAGCGCCCGAACCAGTAGCAATAAAGTTGCGGTTATTCATCTTCACAAATAGCGCGTGTTTTTGCTCAGTCCAGCCGCTGGTGTTGATCGTTGGGCAAAGGTTGCGCAAGGCTTCTTTGTAGTCAGCGCTAACGATGTAGGAGTGATAGGCCTTGTCGACAATTGGTGATAAGTAGCCGAAACCTGTAGGCATTGAGCCGCTTGGAAGTTCGGAATCGCTGGCAACTTGGACGGGGAGCCATTTTAGGCGTTGACCACCAACTAGCATGTATGACGGTTCGCCTTTCTCTGTACCGTCCGCATTCTCAACAATCTTATGCTGATAGTAATCACCGTTAGCATCAAGCGCCAAAATCAAATAGCTTGTAACGTCTTTGTGCTCAAATGTCGATGGGTCAAAACTACTGCCAATTTCTCGCAGCATCAAAAACGCTAATTGCAGGCGGCCATTAATTCGCGTGAAATGCCACTGAACAACGTTTTCGCGGGTGTAACTCTTAATCGTTGCGCGCGGGTTAAGCTTTTTAAGATCGGCAACCGAAACAGAGCTGATGTCAACATCAGAAAGGCCTTGATAATCAGCCACAAGGACGCGCCACTTAGCCTGTAAAATATCTTCAATAGATTTTGACATCGCACCGCGTAACGACAATCCGTCACCGTCTGAATCGTTTTCAAGGTAGCTAAGCTTATCCGGTAGCTCGACAATAGACTCACTAACCTTCATGCGCCCAACAAGAGAATCCATAGTTTTCTTGGGGAATTCGTCAAACTCGGCAGTTGCTAAGTATTTGGCGTAAAGCTCGCGTGATTCTTCGGATTTGTCGTCAATAACGCTTGGATATGGTAGCGCAGTGCGGCCAAGCAGCTTCACAAACGATTCGCCAGCAATAGCGGCACGGATGCGCTTTAGGTGCGGTAACGCTAGCGAGTGTTCATTGTGTGGCGTTATCATAAATCAAGCCCTGATAAGTTTTAGCTATTGTATCACAAGCCTGCGCGCTTGAAAGCTGCGGAATCTAGCTCTCTAAGTTCGGCAATTGTTAGCGGTCTTTGGGTGGCGTCTGTGAATTTTGACAAACGCATACCGCCCTCTTTGAAAAGTTTCGCTTTAGTGGGCCCAAGCGTTGACTGAATATACCAATCAGGCTGTGATCGCAGCCAGGTGTCGATATTCGTGCCCGCTGGAATTTGGCCCACCTTGAAAACATCCTGATCTTTCTTGCCGCGATATTTGAATTTCTTGTCTGTGCGGTTTTGCTTTTTCTCAAATGCCGTTGCGCCATCAGCTTGGCCGCCTACTGCTGCGCGGGTGCCGTCTGGGTAGTCTTGACCAGCGACTAGGTCAACAATCGCGGTACGGCATCCAAAGTGATACGGCGGGTAACCAACTTGATTCTCATCCTTTGACCACCCTTTCGGATACTTTGACGCAATCCCCA